GAGAGAATGTTCTCGACTCAATGTTCCTGTATTAATCGATTGTGCATATTTTGGCGTATGCAGAGGAATTGAATTTGACTTTGCATATCCATGCATTACCGATGTTACGTTTAGTTTAAGTAAAACATTTCCAGTAGCATATGCTCGCATTGGTATAAGATATACAAAAGTTGACGACGACGATACATTGTTTGTATATCATAAAATTAACTACCATAATAAAATCGGAGCATCGTTAGGACTAAAGTACTTTGAAAAATTTTCTCCTGACTACATTCCGTCTAAATACATTGACAAACAGTTAGACTTCTGTAATACTTTAAATGTTACACCAAGTAAAACTGTGTTGTTTGGATTAGGCGGCGACGAATGGAAACAGTATAATCGTGGTGGATATATAAGTCGATTAAGTTTTCATAAGCAATATATTAAAGGATTAGATTATGCCAGTACAGAGTCATAACGACTGGGACCCGTTAGAAGAAATTATCGTTGGTACTGCTGATTACAGTATGCATCCAACAATGAATAAAAGCACACATAGTTTCATTTATGGCGGCGAAAAATACGAAGACATTAAACAGTTTGATGCAATTGAAATGGATCAGTGGATTCGCGATGAAGCAAACGAAGACCTGGATGGACTTGCACGAGTTCTTGCAGGGCTAGGTGTTAAAGTTCGCCGACCGGATAGTATTGACCACCGTGTAAAGTTTAGTACTCCAGAATGGGAATCAACTGGCTGGTATACTTTCTGTCCTCGTGATTTGCTGTTGCCGCTTGATAACATGATTATCGAATGTCCTAGTCCAATGCGAGCTAGATATTTTGAGACACGAGCTTATTATAAACATATGTATGAATGGATGGCAGAAGGTACACAATGGATTTGTGCTCCTAAGCCTATTCTAACTGATGATAACTATCAACTAGACAACAGAGAAGATGCTACACTAGTTAATAAAGAAATTATCTTTGATGCTCCTAACATTGTTCGTTTGGGCAAAGATTTGCTTTGTCAAGTTAGCAACAGCGGAAATCAATTAGGCTTTCAGTGGCTTAAAACTATCCTCGAACCTCGTGGATATCGTTTACATGTTGCCGAACGTTACTACAGTTTTGCACACTTCGACAGCACAGTGCTACCACTGCGTCCAGGTTTGGTACTGTTTAACGGTGATAGATTAAATGAAAATTGGTATCCACCTATTTTTAAAGACTGGGATAAAATTTGGGTAACTGGAGATCAGCTACATGTTCCGCCAGCTAACACAGGCGTTGCACCTTGTTCTCCTTACATTGGACTTAATTTCCTAAGCGTAAACGAAGAACTTGTGATTGTAGACGAAAAGCAAGAACAACTAAGACGTATTTTGGGCAAGCACGGTATTGACACTATAGGATTGCCTATGCGCCAAGCAAGAAGCATGAGTGGAGGATTTCATTGTGCAACACTTGATACTAAGCGCAAAGGCAACTTAGAAAGTTATTTTGAATGAATATAACTATTGCAGGATATGGCTTTGTAGGAATTGCACACGAAGCTGTATTAAAAGATATTTTTAATGTGACTGTATATGATCCATTTAAAGGATATAACGATATAGGTAATCCAGACGGCGTGATTATTTGTGTAAGCACACCTTCGAACGATGACGGCTCATGTAATTGTGAAAATATAATAGATGTTATCGGTAAAATTAACGAAACAACACCTATTCTTATCAAAAGCACAATTAGTGTCGAAGGCTGGCAGAATATAAAGCAACGTTTCCCTAAACACTTGCTAGCATTTAGTCCTGAATTTCTTAGGTCTGATAGTGCAATTGAGGACTTTAAACATACTCGGCACATATATATGGCAGGCGACGAAATTGGGTTTTGGCACGCCGTGTTTAGAGTAGCGTTTAATGATTCTACGTTTACTACAGAAGTTGCAGTAGCTGAAGAATTGATTCTTGCCAAGTATTTTCGTAATAGCTTTTTAGCAACAAAGGTAACATTCTTTAACCAAATGTATGACTTATGCAATGCTATCGGTGTTAATTACAGTGTAGTTTCACATTTAGTTTCTGTAGACAATAGAATTGGACGTAGCCACACCAGCGTTACTAAAGAGCGTGGATTCGGTGGTCACTGTTTTCCTAAAGACACAGCAGCTATTATAAAAACTGCCGAGCTATCCGGAATTGATTTAGGGTTAATTAAAAGTTCTATTGAATATAACAATCGTATAAGGAAAAAAGAATGAACAAAACATACTACACATGGAAGGATGTTGAAACTGCGGCAGATTGCATTATGCTCAATCTGTTAAAAGATCCATGGATGCCAGATTGTATTGTTGGAATTACTAGAGGTGGACTGCCTTTGGCACTTTTGCTAAGTCATCGCATTGGCGTTCCTATGCACACACTTAAAGTACAACTGCGAGACGGAATGCCGGATGAAGACACTGAAGTTAATACTTGGCTACCAGAAATAGCAGTCGGATATGTTCCTGAAGAAAAAAGAAAAGTACTTAAAAGTCGATGGGATACTAAACTTCGACATAAAATTCTTGTAGTAGATGATATTAACGATACTGGCAATACTTTTAACTGGATTAAAAAAGATTGGGAAAGCAGTTGTTATCCTAACGAGAGAGAAATGTGGGATAGCGTATGGCACAGTAATGTTCGTTTTGCTACTATGACACAAAATTGGGGTAGTACGTTTGAGCCAGATTACTGGTGGCACGAAGTTGACAAGCGCGAAAAGGACGAATGGCTTGTCTACCCTTGGGAAAGAGATAGTTGGTTGAAAAAGGAGAACACAAAGTGACCGATCTAAGAAATGAAATGATTAAAGGTGTTAAGGCTCATGCTAAAGCACATATCGAAAAGCATCGCATAAACGTAGAAGTTTATCTACGTAACCCAGTTGGAGTCGGTGAACATTCGGATATCATGGATGCAATTGAAAAAGAATTGACTCTAATGGCAGAATACGAAGATCATCTTGAGATACTTAACAAATATTTCAAAGAATGATTGACAAAAATCTAAATAAAACATATACTTACAAAGATAGACATCCTCGTCTTATAACTCGGAGAAAGAAGTGAAAACTAGTAAAAAAATTAAACAACGTATTGAAGAAGCAGGCGAAAGATATTGGGCAGGCGATAACATCAGCAAGTTTGTCAAAGATGGTGAAATTGATGAACTAATCAACGAACTTACAGAAAAGTTTGAAGATGTGTTGGATAGTTTGGTAATTGATCGTAAAACTGATCCTAACAGCATGGACACAGGCAGACGTCTTGCAAAGATGTATGTTAAGGAACTCATGTCTGGCAGATACTATCCAATGCCAAATGCTACTGCATTTCCTAATCACACCAATGAACCGTACAAAGGCATGTTGGTTGTTCGTAGCGAACTGACAAGCATGTGCAGCCATCATCACCAGCCAGTTAAAGGTGTTGCATACATTGGCATTATTGCTGCTGACACACTGATTGGATTGAGCAAATACACACGAATTGCTCAATGGTGTGCTAGACGTGGAACTCTGCAAGAAGAACTTGCTATGGACATTGCACGAGAAATTAGAAAAGCAACTGGTTCAAAAGATGTTGCTGTGTATATACAAGCAACACACGGCTGTTGCGAAAATCGTGGCATTATGGCACATAGCAGTCTTACACAAACTACTGTACTAGAAGGTGTGTTTAAATCTGATGCAGGTGTTAAGAAAGAGTTCTTTGACAACATTAAACTACAACAGGAGTTTGCACCAAGATGATGAAACTACGTTATAGTGAAGCATTTTATAGTGTACAAGGTGAAGGTAAGTATGTAGGAGTACCCAGCGTATTCCTACGTACTTTTGGTTGTAACTTCCGTTGTCAAAACTTTGGATTACCTCGTGGTACTGAAAAGGGTCGCTACAATCCAGAAGTTGCAAAACTAATCGAAGCAGGTGTACACTTAACTACAGAAAAGTTTGAAGACTTGCCGTTGGTGTTTACTGGTTGCGATACATATGCAAGTATCTATCCTGAGTTTAAAGATCTTGTTATGGACAAGACCATCGACGAAGTTGTAGATCATTTGCTAAGTATTACTCCTGAGGGTAAATGGACTATGGATAATGGGCAGGATGTTCACCTTATCCTAACAGGCGGTGAACCGTTACTTGCTTGGCAGAGACTGTATATAGAACTGTTTGAGCATCCTAGAATGAAGGATCTTAAAAATGTTACGTTTGAAACAAATACTACACAATGGCTACATGATGAGTTTAGAGAGTACCTTGGAACTCGTGCAAGATTTAAAACAACGTTCAGCTGTAGCCCAAAGCTCTCCGTTAGTGGGGAGTCTTGGAACGATGCTATTAAGCCTAGCGTTGCTCGTCAATACTATGATGTGCCTGGTACTAGCCTATATCTCAAGTTTGTTGTGGCTGATGATGTGGATGTTGAAGAAGTTGGTAAAGCTGTTGAAGCGTATCGTGCTGAAGGGGTGGAATGCCCTGTATACCTCATGCCAATGGGCGGACGTACAGAAGGCTACAATCTCACTGTTCAAGAAGTTGCAAAGCTGGCAATGGCGAAAGGGTGGCGATTCACACCAAGACTCCACATTAGCCTATTCGGAAATGCCTGGGGAACTTGATAAGGTTGCACCTTACACAAGAGGCTTACATACTGTTGAACATTTTGAAAAGTTAAGGAAAGACTTATGAAAGATCGAACAGTAGAAGCAGTACGCATCAACGATGAACTGATAAACAGTATACTAGAAAAAACAAACGTAATGACAAGTGCTAGCGAACTTTTTATATCGTCAGAGATATTAAAAATACACAACCCAGTTCATATAGTTGAACTGGGTGCCGGTGCTGGCGGGTGGGCAGCAGCGTTGTATTTGTTAGGCAACTCAAAAATCAAATACACTCTTATTGAAAATATGTCCTGGGGTATTCAGGGATTTTTTGATAACAATGAAAACTTTCCTAAAACATTACAAGAATTAGAAGATCTTGTGCTGCTAAAAACATCCGATATAACAAATTTTGAATTTTTTAAGGAAGTTGAAGACGTTACATCGAATAACTTCGATGTCTTTAGATACGACTGCAATGGTATTACAGATCAACAGTTAAATTCGATACTTAAAAAGTGTCATAAGAAGTCTGTTATTTTTATCGACGATTTTAAAATGAACGTAAATCCAATTGCCTGTATGCAGGCAATGGAATTACATGCAAATGACAAACTGTATCCATTGTGGTTTAGTGATAAAGAAAGTGCATGGTGCAATAATAAAGATTACAGAGATTACATTTATCACCTTCTTTATAAAAAATTAAAGGAAATATCTTCCTTAAATATAAAAAATTGTAATTTTAATGAAAAACTTAATTTTATAACTTCTAGAGAAATATCAGGATCTCTAAGCAAACTAACAAATAATGAATAATTTAAGGAAAAACTTATGAACTATATTTTTACTAGCGAAAGTGTTAGCGACGGACACCCAGATAAGGTCGCTGACCAAATCTCGGACGCACTCGTTGATGCTGGGTTAAAGGCAGGCGACACTACTACTCGTGTTGCAGTCGAAACACTTGTAACTACCAATCATGTTACATTAGCAGGCGAAGTAAAGAACTTTAATGTAAGCAAAGAAGAAGTCAACGAAATTGTACGCAATAAGGTTCGAGAAATTGGCTATGAACAAGATGGGTTTCATTGGGATAAACTAAAAATCTACAATGAAATCCATAGTCAAAGTGCTGATATTGCTCTAGGCACAGACGATTTTGGTGCCGGTGATCAAGGCATTATGTTTGGGTATGCTTGTAATCATACACCTAGCATGATGCCAGCACCTATTCATTACAGTCATGAAATTTTAAAAAAACTAAAAGCAATGCGACTAGATGGCTATAATTTCTTATTGCCTGATGCTAAATCACAAGTAAGTGTTGAATATAACGGTGCTAGACGCGAAGGCATTATTAAACGTATCGATCAAATTGTTGTTAGTCAACAGCACCGTGATGGATTTAATCACAGTGTTAAGGCACCAATTCGTGATGCAGTAAAACAAGTATTGGGAGATTTAATCGACGAACGCACTGTTTGGCACATCAATCCCACTGGAAATTTTGTTATTGGTGGACCAGACGGCGATGCTGGTGTTACAGGACGTAAGATTATTGTTGATACTTATGGAGGATTTGCTCCCCACGGTGGCGGTGCGTTTAGTGGAAAAGATCCGACCAAAGTAGACCGTAGTGCTGCATATATGGCTCGTTGGTTGGCCAAAAACGTAGTTGCAGATGAAATGGCAGATTGGTGCAATATTCAATTGTCATACGCTATCGGTGTTAAACAGCCTACTAGTATTCTTATTGACAGCAACGGTCACAATCGTAGTATTGAAAAGTTTATTCGAAATGAGATTGACCTAAGTCCAAAAGGCATTATTGATAGATTTGATTTGTTTAACTTTCATAAGTATAGCGAAAATTGTGTATATGGTCACTTTGGAGACAAAGATGTACCTTGGGAGAAAATCGGATGGTAATAAAGAACTGGCTTAAACAAATTACTGGAATAGCAGCAGAAGAACAAGCACTAGAAGCTGAGCGCAAGCGTCTCGAGGAAGCTGATTTAGAAATGCTTAAAAAACGTGATCCTAAGGCATATGCTACTAAACGTGGCGAACCTTGGGTTAATGTAATTGATGTAAAAGTAAATGAAAGCAATGTTCGAAACGGATTTTTTGAGCTAGACTGGAATAATTTCTTTATAGAACAGTTGATTGCAGCAGGTTACGGAGAAATAGCCGATCCTGAAGAAGAAGTAGTTGATCGCTGGTTTCGAGACATTGTATTCAACATGTTAAACGAAGAAGGACTTGACACATCAAGAAATTCAGGGTATATTAATGTTGTACCAATTGCAAGAGGCAAATCCGAAGTATCATGAATACATACATCCTTGTAGATACTGCTAATACTTTTTTTAGAGCTCGTCACGTTGTACGTGGCGACATTGATACAAAAGTAGGCATGGCACTACATATTACACTTAACAGCATTAAAAAAGCATGGCAAGACTTTAACGGTACTCATGTAGTGTTTTGTTTAGAGGGTCGTAGTTGGCGTAAGGACTACTACGAGCCTTACAAACGTAATAGACAAGAATCTCGTGATGCAATGAATCCTCGTGAAGTAGAGGAAGATCGTTTGTTTTGGGAAATTTACGACGAATTTAAAGAATTTATTGCAGACAAAACTAATTGCACTTCAATCCGTCATCCTAACTTAGAAGCCGACGATTTGATTGCAGGGTGGGTACAAAATCATCCTAACGACAATCATGTTATTATTAGCACAGATGGCGACTTTGCACAGCTAATTGCTCCTAATGTTAAACAATATAACGGTGTAAGTAACACTACAATTACTTACGAAGGCTACTTCGACGACAAGGGTAAGACAGTTATCGACAAAAAAACTAAGCAGCCTAAGCCTGCGCCCGATCCGCAATGGCTGTTGTTTGAAAAATGTATGCGTGGCGACACAAGCGACAACATTTTTTCTGCATATCCAGGTGTTAGAGTAAAAGGCACAAAGAATAAGGTCGGGTTGACTGAAGCATTTGCTGACAAACAATCCAAGGGATTTGCTTGGAATAACCTTATGTTGCAACGCTGGACTGATCACAATGGCGTTGAGCATCGTGTTATCGATGACTATACACGCAATGTAACTCTGTGTGATTTAACTGCTCAACCAGAACATGTTAGAGCAGATATTGACAGCACAATCAATTCAGTTGAACCTAAGAACGTTACACAAGTAGGCATGAGATTGATTAAATTTTGTTCCAAGTGGGATTTGCAACGAGTTGCTGATCAGGCACAATCGTTTGCAGAACCACTGTCTGCTAAGTATGTAGGATAAGCTATGATAAAAAAGAGTTTTGTTGCAACCCCTGTTTTAAAAGATAAGTTTTGGATAATCAACGAAGGCGATACCAAGATTGGTACCTTAGCCAAAGACAATGACAACTATATATTTTCGGGTAAGGGTGAAATTAGTTTTTATACTGACAAGTCAGAGTTGCTAAAAAAGTTTGGAAAGAACTTTTTAACTGCTAAAATTACAACTCCGATGAATAAAGATAAAGAATTTAATGTACACGACTACCCAACTAGGTCCGAGCCGTTCAACAGCATGTATGATATTAGCCGAAAACTTCCTTTGTTTACAAAAAGCGAAAAGTCAAAAAGCGTATATTGTGCAGGATACTATCTAGTTAAATTTAATGTTAACTGGCTTAAAAGTTTTTGTCCAAAACTTATTACAATTGAACGTAATGAATACGTTGGACCTTTTAAGACAGAATTAGAAATGAAAGCTGCATTGCACAATGTCAATCGAACCACTTAACACATTATCAATCATACAATATTTACAACAAGTTAAACAAGCAGATGCAAGTAACTCTCCGGAGATACGTATTCCTATAGATCGTGCAAAGACATTGGCATATACGTTAGGAATGGTGATGTCCAGGCTCGAGGGCGACTTGGAAAAATACGTAAAAGAAGCGTTGTCATCTGAAAACGAAGTTATAAATATCAACATGGATGCAGGATCTCGCTGGTAATACCGGATTTACGATGATAAATATATACGCATTTAATGGAGCGTAATATGAGTCGACCTAAACCAACAATACTGTTAGATTATACAAATCCTAGAACATACAAAACAGAACAAGTATTATCGTCTGAAGCAATTTGGGCAGTATTTTATAAAGGAAAACCTTTTAATTTAAAGAGTTCAAATTCGTTAACAAACTATCCAGGACCTAAGTATAAAAAAACAAGTTTTTCTAACCCCGGACACGCACACAACTTAGCAAAAAAACTTAATACTACTTTTAAATGTAAAGAGTTTGAAGTGTATAAGCTAACTTCAGGTGAGCCAATTTGAAGGAAACATATACAAAACTTTTTTTAAAAGAATTAGGCAAAACAATAAACGACCAAACAGTCTCGGAATACATGCCACTATGGTGGCAGAACACACGATCAAATAGTCATACCGGACTACGGTTAACAGATAAAGGTTATGAAACTATTTGTGAAATTGGATTGGCAACGTATGATATTCCGTTTCCACTAGACATGACACTAACCACCCAAGTCATTCTTTTCTTAGACAAATTCATTGATTGTCCTTATTACTTAACAAAAAAAGGTATAGTTGTCACCAATGAACGCAAAGCAGTTGAGCTAACATTGTTTTCAGGCGATGTTAGAAAATATGGAATTGCAAAAGCATTAAACCGAAGCAATCAAGAGTAAACACATATCATGGATCTAATAGTAAGTCAAAAAAGAAACGAAGTAATTTGGGCTCTGCAACGGTGCGGCACTAATCATCTAAGAGCAATTGCAGCATCCGGAATATCCGACTGGAGATTGTTGTTTGGTTACAAAAATGCTGATAAGCTAGCTAGTATGAAAGTTACTAGAATAGTTAGAGATCCATTGCAACGATGGCTTAGCTGGTTTACTTCATTTATTATACAAGGAAACGAAGACGGTTCTGAAAATCCATTACACGAATATTATTCTAATATAGATGTTAAAAATTGGAATTTACAGGATGCAAGAATGTTTTTTACAGAATTTGAAAAAATAATGCATGATGATTATCATACTATACCCCAACATATAGGGTATTTTGAGTACGAAAATCTCAATCATAACAATCACTTTGTGTTAATGGAAAACATTGACATATATCTACAAATTAGTCGAAAACAACACCAACCAGAATTCAAAGAAGTTTTTTACAATTTAGAGTCTACTGTGCAACAACATATTATGAACACAGTATGCGAGCTGTATGAAAAAGATTACTTGTGGATGAACGAGCTGGATCTCAGTCTAGTGTTACCAACGCAGAAAACATCATCGACGTAAATAAAATATTCATCGACTGCAAATTTATTCTTGACAACACTGTGATCTACTGCTAATGTAAAGCATAGGCACTGAAATCACAGAAAGGAATATACAATGTCTGAAGCACGTACTGTTACTCCGAACAAAGCAAAGAATAGCTTGCGTCATGCAATGCGCAAGAAACGCCCTGTTTTTATGTGGGGCCCTCCTGGTATTGGTAAGTCTGACATTGTTGCTCAGATTACTAACTCGTTTAAGAATAGCTTGCTGATCGACGTTCGTTTGTCGTTGTGGGAACCTACCGATATTAAAGGTATTCCGTACTTTGACACCAACAGCGGCAAAATGGTATGGGGTGCTCCTGCCGAGCTGCCCGACGACGAACTGGCTGCTAAGTATGATAACATTGTTCTTTTCCTCGACGAAATGAACAGTGCTGCACCTGCTGTGCAAGCCGCTGCATATCAGCTGATTCTTAACCGTCGTGTTGGTCAATATCGTTTGCCCGACAATGTTATGATTGTTGCTGCTGGTAACCGCGAAGCAGATAAAGGTGTTACGTATCGTATGCCTGCTCCGTTGGCAAACCGTTTCATTCACTTGGAACTTGCTGTTTCGTTTGATGACTGGTTTGGGTGGGCAGTTACTAACCGAGTTCACAAAGACGTTGTGGGTTTTCTTAACTTTGCTAAAAGAGACCTGTACGACTTTGATCCTAAATCTCCTAGCCGTTCGTTTGCAACACCGCGTTCGTGGTCGTTCGTAAGTGAACTGCTTGAAGATGATCTTGACGAAAGCACAACCACTGACCTGGTAGCAGGTGCAGTCGGTGAAGGACTTGCTGTCAAGTTTATGGCTCACCGTAAAGTTGCTTCTAGTATGCCCGACCCGGTTGAAATTCTTGCCGGCAAAGTCAAAGAGATGAAAACTAAAGAAATCAGTGCCATGTATTCCTTGACTGTTTCTCTTTGCTACGAGCTGAAAGAAGCTGCGGATAAAAACGATAAGAAGTTTGATGAGAAAGTCAACTACTTCTTGCGTTTTGCAATGGATAACTTTGATACTGAACTTGTTGTTATGGGTATCAAACTTGCATTGACTCAATATTCGCTTCCGATTGATCCGGATGCAACTGAATGTTTCGATGAATTCCACGAACGTTACGGTAAGTATATTAAGGCTGCACAAGCGGCGTAATATGGTAGAAGATGGGCAAATTGAAAAATTTGCCCATCTTTTATTCAAGCGGTTGACTTGTAATGTAAATAATGTTATATTACATCATAAACGTAACAATGAGGTAAACTATGTCTACTAAAAAAACTCAAAGCAAACTAAAAAACTGGCAGCCTGATCCTAACATTACTCCTGCACAACTAGACGCTATGCGTAAAGAAGTTTACGATCGTATCGTTGTTGCTCGTATCGGTCTGTTGCTGCGTCATCCATTTTTTGGTAACATGGCTACTCGTTTGCGGATTCAAGCAGCTGATGAATGGCTAATGACTGCTGCCGTAGACGGTAGAAACTTGTTTTTTAACACGCAATTCTTCAATGCAATGAATAACAAAGAAGTTGAGTTTGTTATTGCACACGAGATTCTGCACATGGTGTACGATCACCTAGGTCGGCGTGATGATCGCGATCCTATGCTGTATAACATTGCAGCCGACTATATTGTAAACAACCTTCTTGTTCGTGATCGCATTGGTACTAAGCCCAAGGTAGTAGATTGTTACCAAGACTTCAAATATGATAAGTGGACTTCGGAAGAAGTTTACGACGAACTATTTAAGCAGGCAAAGAAAAACGGCGAAGAGTTTGTAAAACAACTCGGCGAAATGCTAGACGAGCATCTTGATCTAGAAGGTGACGGCACTGAAGACGGCGAAGGAAACGGTCGTCCGCGTTACAGCAAAGCAGAACTTGATCAAATCAAAGACGAGATCAAAGAAGCTATGCTGCAAGCGGCTAGTGCTGCTGGTGCAGGCAACTTGCCTGGTGAAATTGCTCGTATGATTAAAGAAATCACCGAGCCTAAAATGGATTGGCGTCAATTGCTGCGTCAACAGATCCAAAGCACTATCCGTAGCGATTACACGTTTAGTCGTCCTAATCGCAAAGGGTGGCATACTGGTGTTGTATTGCCCGGCATGAACTTTGCCGAAACAATTGACATCTGTATTGCATTGGATATGAGCGGATCTATTGGCAACGATCAGGCTTCTGATTTCCTTGGTGAGATCAAAGGCATTATGGACGAATACAAAGATTACCAAATTAAATTGTGGTGCTTTGATACTAAAGTCTATAATGAACAAGATTTCAGTGCCGACTGTGGCGAAGATCTAACTGAGTACAAACTCAAAGGCGGTGGCGGTACTGATTTCATGTGTAACTGGACATACATGAAGAGTCACGGCATTCAGCCAAAGAAGTTTATTATGTTCACAGACGGGTATGCATGGAACAGTTGGGGTGATCCGGAGTATTGTGATACAATCTTCATTATTCACCAAAATCACGATAAGAGTCTCGAAGGCCCGTTTGGCATAACAGCACACTACGAGAAAACTGCGTGATACGTAAAGGTAAAATAAATCCTTTAAATGTACTGGATATACGGAGGGCAGAATTTTGCCCTCCGTATTTCGAAACAATATCTGTTACGTTTTCTTATAACTTGCTCAAAGCCCTCAATGATTGGATATACGATAACATATCGGGTAGATACTACATTGGGCAAACTGTAGAACTAGTTGACGACGATTCACAATTTAAAAACAAAATAAAAGTAGGATTCGAAAATCCCGGAGACATGAGCTATTTTATGTTGGCTTGTCCACTTTTAAAATACAAATAATCACTTCAACATATATAATATACAAAGGAGAATAAATTATGGCCGAAGAAAAAACTGCAACAAATTCACAGGATCTAAACATTCAAGATTTGGCTGCAATGAAAGCAATTATCGATCTTGCAAGTGAACGTAATGCTTTTAAGCCAGCCGAAATGGCTGTAGTAGGTACTGTGTATAGCAAACTTGATCTTTTTCTAAAAACAGTAGAAGAACAGCAAAAAATTGCACAAGCACAAGCTGCTGCTGCAAAAGAAACTCCTAGCAAAGGAGAAACTACAGATGCCGGCGCTTAAACACGTAGGACGTTTAAAAAAGAGCAAAAGAAGAGCAATAGTTGCTTATAGAACTTTGCCAAATGATCCATTCAATGCGTTGGTAATTTTTACCGATTCGTTGAATGCTGACGAACATACTAGTTTGATTAGGTGTGTTGAAAGCGAAGCCGGACAGGCGGCATATGAACTTGCAGAAGCAATGGCACGAACATATCTAGTTGACGGACGCAACATGCTTGCTGGGTTTCACGGAACTGGTAAATTGGTTAAAATTGCAACAAATGAAATTGAAATGATTCCTGACCTGCATACAACGGTCGGATTAGATGAATTGAATCAAATAATTGCTAACCAGCGAGGAGTTTCGTTAGAGGATCTTTCGTTAAAAGGACCTAACACACCGCAACAGGAAACAAGTAACACATCTCCTGCTAAAGAAACAACTGCGGTTGTAAATAGTGCACCTACAAATAGTGTCTTAACCGATGAAGACTTAGCTGCTTCTTTGAGAAGTCAGGCGGATTCTATGTTCAAAGAAGCTAAGAGACTAAGAGAGCAAGCAGACGAACTTGTTCCAAGTAAAAAGAAAGCTAAGTCTACTATTGTCGAAGAATCATAAAGTAAAGCGTATTTCTGACGAGGATTGGGAAGAAATACTTGACGAAATAGACATGGATTTTTTTCCAGTCGAATATCTCAACAGTATCATTATAAAATTTGAAAATGGTACTGTATGGGATATTGACATAAATGGAAGTAGAAAAACTCATACACTTGAAGATATAGAAGACACATTAGACGAATTATTTGAAGAATACGAAGATTCGATGGAAACTATAAATTTTAAACTTGACTTAGAGCGTATTAAACACGATTTAAGTCGCAGAGTTTATAGATTTCTGAAAACTAACAAATAATAAATCTCCTAGCGTGATAAATATATATAACAATTACGCTAGGAGATTTTCAATATGACATTGCGATTAAGACGCGGTACAGACCTTCAAAGACAGAGTATTACATTTTCTGAAGGTGAACTTGTATACGTAACAGATACCGGAGAACTATATGTCGGTGACGGATCAACAGTAGGCGGTACTTTAATTGTCGGTGGTGGTGGCATTACTAGTGCTCTTACATCAAACCTAAATTTAAGCGGCTATGAAATCAACGGTACCGGTAACATTGCTATCAATGGAACTGTATCAGCATTAGCAATTGACAGTGGTATTGTTAGCGTAGATAGCACTTTAATTGTTGATAACGTAAACAGCGCATTTTATGGATCGTTTATCGGTGATGGTAGTTTAATTACTAACATTTCGTTAGGCGATTTAAACGATTTTAACCTAGGAACACTAAACTCAGGTGACGTAATATCCTGGAATGGTGCAGAATGGATTAATATACCAAATACAACAACTACTATACTTGACGGTTCCAACCAACAAATTAATATTATCGGCAGTGATAGTAGTATGTTAGTCAACAGCGATACTAATACACTTAGTGGAACAATATCTGCTGATTTAATTATAAATGACGGCATTATAATACAAAATACTGCGTCAAGTAAAGCAATGCGTTTTCAATTAAATTCAGCAGGCGACTTATCCGGAAGCGGCACAGATAGAGGTCAAATCTTTTTTACTCGAAATGACATTAACGGCGAACAGTTTGAGGCAGTTATAGGCGGCGGACGTGGTGGAATATATTTACATGTAGATGAAACCGCAGTGTTTCCTGAGTCAACAATTGTGTTGCTCAATAATTCAGGCAATTTAGGATTAGGAACATACACTCCATCTGCAAAACTAGATGTGCAAGGCAGTGCTATATTCACCGGTAGTGTGACTGCAAGCGAGATGCTTTTAACAGGAAGTTTAAAACTTAGTGACGACAGAACATATACATCAATTGCATCACCTGTTAGTGGCGAGATGATGTATGATACTGTTACCACAGGCGGTGGATTATACATGTATAATAGCACTACAGGATGGACCAGAGCAGTTGTAGAAGAACTTGGTGAAAACGCAACTGTACTTAGTACATTCTTGAAACTAGGACCAAGTGATACTAGTTCAAGAGATGGATTCGGATCTGACAGTAATTCAATTGACGGTGCAATGTTCTATAATATGGACGCCGAAAGAATACAGTATTATCAAGCAGATTCGTGGTTTAATATGCCAAACCAGTCTCTTGAAGAAGACGCAGATGTAAGATTTGCTTCGGTAACTGCTAATACTTTTATTAGCACAGGCGGCGGCGCTCCTACCTTAGAAAGCGAAACAGTTATCGACTTGCAAGCAGCAGAACGTGTACGTGTAACTACTAGTCCGTTTAGACTAGCACAACTTACAACAACAGAAAGAAACGCAATCAGTCCAGTTGCAGGCGATTTAATCTACAACACAACAGATAATAGATTCCAAGGTTATCAAAACGGCGGCTGGATTAACTTAGATGACGGAACTGCCGCATAATAGAAAAAAAAGGATACTCTATGAGTGAAAAGTATTACCAAATCGGTACACATACCCCCGAGCAATGGTACGAAATACATAACCAACTAGTCTCTAGCGAAGGAACTGATACTGTTCCTAGTAGATGCGTAACTTGTGTAGATGAAAAACCTCATAGTCCTACTAGAGGTATTTTTCTTTTAACTGATGAAGAAGCTGAAGCATTAAAAGCAGATCCAAGAGTTAAATGGATTAACGTAGACTTTACAAGCTATCCGGAACAATTTAAACCAAATCCTGGAGAACTTCAGGCAACTAGTGCAGAGTTATTAACACGTTGGCAAAGTAACGTTAAGGTATACAGAGAATTTAGTGTTAGTAATACATTACCAGGTACTCCGAATTCGTCCGATATCAACCGAACAGGATATCAGTTGTTGCGTCCTATGCAGAAATTAGATGTGTGGCAAGATGGCAGTCTTGCAGATAATGCAGTTGTAAACAGTAATATTCAGCAATTTGGCGATGCTAGAGATGTTGATGTTATTGTTGCTGATGATGGCGCCGGATGGATAGGACACCCAGAGTTTCAAAATAACTGTGCAGGTGCTAAACCTACGTATTATACAGGGGGTAATCGATTACCTGGCAACGGAACTTGTGACGTGTTAGATCTTGTGCTGGACGCACCATACTATTTGGATCCAGATTATTTCAATGCAAACCCAGGCGCACGACTAACTGCTCGTTGGGACGGCACGATTGTTCCTGTTGAAAGTGTTGCACGTAATTGGTGGGCGTCAACTACAAATAGAAGTGGCACATTTAACAATTTATATCCAACCGCAGGCACTGTTACTGTTACAAGCTTCTATACTCGTGCATATTGTAATGGGTCTAATACTACACAAAGCAGTGTAGGAGAGCACTGTACGCCTTGTATGGCCCTCACATATGGCAGAACGCAAGGATGGGCATACAATGCTAACAAATGGGTTCTCAATCATTATGGCACCAACGGTGCAGATATAGAACCAGGATTTGATTTACAAAAAATATTTCATCAAACAAAACCCGTAAATCCAAAGTATGGCACTAAAAATCCTACAGTAAGTTCTAATAGCTGGGGATACAGATCTAGTAAAGGTACTACAAACGGATACTATCATTTTAGAAATGATGCTCCTGTTCAATATCCAGGCACTAGCAGCGAACCTGCATTTATAAGTCATATGGGATCACAAGGAGACAGCGGGCGTTGGAAAAGCGAATTTAAGCCAAGTTCATTGACCACTGCATTAGACGAACTTATTGATAGCGGTATAATATTTGTTGTTGCAGCAGGTAATAGCAATCAGAAACAAGTTAACTGGGGTCATCCAGATTTCGACAACTACATCAGTGCAACATCAACACAGACATTGGAAGAAACAACATACTCTGACATCGGTCAAGCTGTATATGGAACTACTAATAGAAGAGGTTTTCCACAGATGGGTGGAAAAACTGTAAACGGTCTCACTGGCGAGGTTACTTATAAAACTATAAACGTTGGTGCGTTAGACGACGATTTTACAAGTAGTAAAGAAGCAAAAGTAGGGTATAGTGACAGGGGTGAAGCCATTGACGTTTACATGCCTGCAGATGGTACTCTAGCAGCAAATAGAAGCTATACACCCGAAGGACGATACCCTGATACTTATCCAGGATTTACAGCAGATAGCGGTAGCGGTGCTGGTGTACCAGAGGATTGCGGATTTAGTGGTACTAGTGCAGCATGTCCAGTAGCAGCAGGATTTATTGCCTGTTTGATGGGACTTAATCGTTCGTGGACATATCAAGATGTAAAAAATTATTTCCAGAGTCTGGATGTTCAGTCTTCGGATGACTTTTATTATGGTGTAGAATCCACAACCGCTACCAGTGCTAATTGGACAGATTATCAAAGTTTAGAAGGCGGGGATGCTAGAGTAGGATATCAAGACATTAGTAAAATACCACAAACTACATTTCCTATAAGAGTAAGTAATGTATCTAATGGATTAAGTCTTAAAAATATTGCAGTAACATATGTTGGAAGATTTGACAGAGGTTGATAATTTGCATTTAGCAAAGCCTGTAAAAAAGTATAAATGCCGTTGACAAAATGTTAAATATAGCGCATAGTATAGTATGATTACATTTATATACGGATATTTATTTTATTATATTGCTGCTCTCATTGGTATTTCTATAGGATATCATCGGTATTTTACACATCGTAGTTTTGAAACTTCGTTGACATTAGAAATAGTCATGTTATTTTTTGGTCTCATTTGCGGCGGAAGAAGTGCATTAACATGGGCAGGCGTACACCGAATGCATCATGCAAAAAGTGATACCGAGCAAGATCCCCATAGTCCTGTTTATAAAGGAGTATGGAATGTATTATCTAGCAGATGGCATGTAGAATATATTCCAAAAAAGCATATTGTAGACTTGTTAAAAAATCCAAGAATTGTATTTTTTCATCGCTATAGAAAATATATACATTTGGCGTATGCTAGTATTATAGCTCTGCTAGGAGGTATAAATTTGTTTATTATTTTTGTTTTTATGCCGTTTATTCTTTCGTGGGCCGGATTTGGGTTACTTAATTGGTTAACCCATAGATCTGGTACTCCGGTCGACATACCTATTTTAAATATCATAGCACCCGGTGAAGGATGGCATAAGTATCATCATAATAATCCTAGATCATATAAACTACATAAACTTGATATAGCAGGAATACTTATTGAAAGATTTTTTATTAAACCAAAGTTTAGCAGTTAGGACTAACATTTTGCCCGAAGTTCGGGCACACATTGATAATATAACACCTACATACGATAGTGTTGTACACTACAAAACAAATATTATTGAGTGGCTTAAGCCTATTGTAGATTTAACAGATTTTAATGTATATCCTATGAACGGAATTACAGAAGGCTTGAACTGGTGGAGCGGAACTAGCAAGTATAATATTTGGAGAGAACAGGGCGAATATCAATGGGTAGATAACATTAATGGAAGGATGCATCCTACTATAGTATATCAAAGTATACCTAGTGCAGTAGATGGTAATTTTAAAACTGTAAAAACCGATGACCCGGTTGCATTAGATCTAGCATATGTCGGAAGTACTAGCGTTCAAAAAATTACATTACCCGATAATGTGCAGTATGTATTTTATAGTTTAAGTAAAAGTTTTGGTATTAGTAATATTAGAACAGGTTGGTTTTTTTGCAGAACGCCAGACAAAAAACAAGAAGCATTAATACATAGTGCAAAGTATTATAACTATTTTGCGCATCAAGTGGCAGAAAGCATCATAAGTACATTTGACATTGACTTTGTTTATAAGTCATTGTATAATAAACAAAAAAAAGTATGCGAAGAAATGAATTTTATACCAAGCGATAGCGTTTGGTTAGCAACTACAAAAGACAGTGACTACAGTAAGTTTAGAAGAAAAGATGACATAGCTCGTATATGTCTTGCAGGAGTTTATAAATGTTAAAAAAACACCAATTACCCACTATCATGAATTTTAATTTAGACGTCGACTTGGATCGTTTACAAAAAGAATGTGACGCACTAGCTGAAAAATTTGTCGACGTGCGTACAGCAAATCCAATGCTTTGTGACAATCACATGACGTTAGTCGAACAAGTATATGACAACTTTGAACAGATAAATCTAACAATACCTAGTGAAATTCTTCCATATGAAGCTAGTATTAAAGAAAGACTTCGCAGACGAGAGGAACATCTTTATAATGTTCCGACACAAGAATACACCGATAGTTACTTCGAACACGTTGTAACTCAACTAAAAGCAAAAGCTAGCAGAGTACGCATAACAAAACTTGCTCCAGGTAAAGTAATACCGTTCCACGTTGATTACGATGTTAGTTATGCTGTTCGTTGTATTTGCCCTATATACACTGATCGTAATGTAGTAAACTTGTTTAGACGTGACGATAAATTAGAAGCATACAATCTCGAACCAGGTAATGCATATTTCTTAAATATTGCATATCCTCATGCAGTAGTAAACATGAGCGACAAACCTAGAATAGCACTCATGTTTAGTTTAGACGGGCAAGACGATTTATTAAATTTATGAATGTTGTAATTAAAGAATATACCGAAAGCAATCGGGGTGAATTAGAATCTTTTAGACGCCAGGCTATAAAAGAAGGCAATAATAGTTTAAAAAGTGATAAATTCAACCCTGAGGCTATCAATGGTAAAATTTGGTGTGCATATATTAATTCGGAACTAGCAAGTATAAGCGTTGCTGAAAAAAGTCATTACACAAATGATCCCGATATTGCTGTTAGAATCTGTCGTTATCATATTTTAAAAAAACATCGTCATAGCCATTGTGGATTTAAAATGTTACCGTATCAAATCGAATGGGCAAAACAAAAGAATTTTAAAATACTCTATTGGACACACGACATACATAACACACCATTAAATGCGTTATACCAACATAAAAAACGCATGACAGACCCTGATTCGAAACAATATTTTGAGTCTAGTTGGTATAAGCAAGTTAAGACAGATTATAGATGGCTGTTTAAAGTAAATGAAAATCCACATGACAAGTTTTATCAATACGTGTACTATATCGACTTACAAGATGAAAACTATGTTTGGATGCCAAAAAAATGTGCTTTTTGGTACAATCATAACGGAAACATAAAGGATACATTAATTAATGAATGATATTTATTTTAAAGTGAAAATCGATTATGATAGGCAGAAATTAGCAGATATATGCTATAACTTAGATAGAGAAAATCGATGGGACGGACATATTCCGCACTGGTGGGATACAAACAAATATACCATAAACAACTTTACCGCAGTAAGTTACAGATATTATCTCGATCTCCAAGATATGGAACCTATAAAAACAATTAGAGAGCAATTAAACTTTGATTATCTCGATTATAAAACTACACAATTAGTAAAATTTCCTGCCAATCACGGTCCTACAATACACAGAGATAAAGAACGGGCAACTGCAATACTATTTCCTATTTTTACATTCGAAGAATACGGTCCTATCGATTTCTATAAAGAAGATACTAGTTATTATTTTAGTGTTGACTACAGTGATTCGATGCTTGTTTTTAATGCTAAACACTTACACGCAGTTACTACTAAAAATCAATCTAGATATAGTCTACAATTTGATATCAAAGAATCGTTTTCAGAAGTATATAATAAGTATATAAACGGAGAATTTTTTAAATGTTAAGAATACACGGAGTACAAATATGCAGTGCTATGATTACCACTATTCCGGTTTCAATAGGAACACTTTGGGCATATTTAAGTACAAAACCGGATATTTTTAAAAATTTAGAACTCACAGGGTTTAGTATTAGAGCTGAAGATACGGTGTTGGAACTACTCGACGATATTAAAGACCCTGATATTGTTTTATGTACTCTCTACATGTGGAACAGAAATAGAACAAATAAATTAACTAAAGCTATTAAAGAAAAATATCCAAATTGTAAAATTATTGTCGGCGGTAATGACGTACCTCAAAATATTGACAGATTAAATGAATTTTCAAAAGAAAATCCACAATATGACTATTATGTTTGGAGTGAAGGTGAAATAGCATTAGAAAATATAATAAGAAAAGAATTAGGATATGATTATCTAGACGATTGTTTTACTTACTACGAAAATAGTAATTTAAAAATACAAACAACAAAGAGATATTTAAATCATAAAGCCGAATTGGATATTCCTAGTCCTTGTGCAATGGGAATATATAACGATATAATAAAAAAATATAAAGATAAAATCGAAATACAAGGTGTATTAGAAACAAATAGAGGATGTCCATATAGTTGTACATTTTGTGATTGGGGACTAGAAGAAAAGCTTCGTAAGTTTTCTATTGAGCGTATTAAACAAGAAATTGACTGGATGGTTGATAACGTACAAGAAATGATGATTGCTGATGCCAATTTTGGAATACTTAGTCGAGATGTTGAAATATCAAAATATATTGTAGAACGTACAAAAAGACCTGACGCAGTTTTACATAGTACAAATGTTACATATGCTAAAAATAACAAAGAACGAGTTTTAGAAATAGCAGAAATCATGGAAAAACATGATTTAAATCGTGCAGGTGCAAGTTTTAGTCTTCAAACCTTACATCCACCTACTAACGCTGTTATAAAAAGAGAAGATATTAAAACATTAAACAACATGCAGTGGATAGCAGATAATTTTAGTGCTAGAGGATTACCATTTTATAATGAAATTATTATGGGATTACCTCTTGAGACTAAAAAAAGTTACTTAGATGGAATTGAACGGTTGTTAGATTTCAATCCATTTGAAATACATATGTACAAATTAGCATTATTAGAAAATAGTGAAATGTCGTTAGACCATCAATCAGACAAATATGGAATGAGATGGTCAAAATTTCCGCAAGGTCCGAGTAAATATGATGACGAAGTAGAATATACATATCTGATAAATTCAACTAACACAATGTCTTTTGAAGAAATGAAATATATTCGCGGTATACGAGATATGGTACAAGTATTATGGTTTGGAAAAATTACTATGTACATAATGAGATATTTAAAATCTCGCCATCAAATAGGATTTATTGAGTTTTTTGAAAATATTTTTAAAGAAATATGCAATACTCATTTAAAACAAAAGTTTTTAGATTCATTTTTAGATATAAGAGAATCTGATAATGTAGAATTTTATTATGACTACAATAAAAATGCACCATTCCAAAGATATACGAATAGTTGGATT